GCCAATGGCACATCTGCTCCATCGGTAGGCACCATGACGATTATCATTGAATATTATGGAATAGATTGATAAGACATCACATATCCTATAGCTATAAATTATACAACATTAATGGAAGTTTACAAACAAACAAACTACTTATTTTGAAGAAGTTTCTTTATTGAAGGGAGTAGACTTATGTCTAGAATGTTCGAACAGGCAATTATTGACGCAGAAGCGCTAAAAGAGGCCGCCATAAAAAACGCCGAAACTGAACTTATTGAAAAATATTCAGAAGATATAAAACAGGCCGTAGAAAATTTGCTAGAACAAGCACCTCCAGGCGCCGAAGAAGAAGAAGAGCCTCCTGAAGGCGAAATGCCTCCTGAGATGATGGCCATGATGGGCGGCGCCGGTGCACCTCCTCCTGGCGGAATGCCTCCTCCCGGCGGAATGCCCCCTCCTGGCGGCATGCCTCCTCCTGGCGCTATGGGCCCAGAAGGCGGCTCCCCTCCTGGCGAAGAAGTTGCAGACGAATTGGCACCTTCATGGCCAGAAGAAGGAGAAGAGCTTTGTCCTTGTCCGGACGACGAAGAAGAAGTAACACTTAGTTTATCAGGTTTATCACAATTAATGGGCGTTGGCGAAGAGCCTGAAGCTGATGAAATGTTAGCTGGCGAAGAAGCCGCAAGAGAAGTTATGGGCGAGCCAACTGAAGAAGAACAATTTCTAGTACAAGAATCAATGTTAAATGATATTTTAGGAGAAGTGGACATTGGTCCCATAGGACCAGCAGTTGACGTTGGCCCTATGAAAATTGATGAAGAACCAGAAGACCTTGCTAGTTTAGAAGCACGTGCAGATGAGCTAGAATTATCCGAAGACCTTTTCGAAGGCTTTGAACTTGAAGAAGATTACGATACAGAAGTTTATGAAGAGGCCAAAGGCGATAAGGGCCCTTATTCTGGGGGACCAAGAGATCACTTTGACAAAGATGGCGATGGTGTACCTGATGGTGCTGACTCAGATGATAATGATCCGGATGTAAATGAAAATATTGAGAGCCATATTGCCCAATTAGAAGAACGATTACAAGCATATGATTACCATTACACAATGTTATATGAAAATTATGTGAAACTTGATGAAAATTATACAAAACTTAATGAAACACATGAAAGTACAATTGATGAAAACAAAAACAAAAAAGAAACAATTTCTGATAAAGCTAAAAAAAGATTCGAGAGCTTAAAAAAAGAAAACAAAAATCATAGGCAATTAACACTAGCATTAAAAGACAAACTCAATGAAGTTAATCTTTCTAATGCTAAATTGCTCTATACAAACCGTGTTTTGAATAGTGACTCACTGAATGAGCGGCAAAAAGACAAAATTGTCGAAGCTGTTTCAAAAGCGGGGACCGTTGGAGAGGCTAAAACTATTTTTGAGACCCTTCAAAGTGCAGTGGACGGTGTGAGTTCGCCAAGAAAAGCATCAAAATCGCTGAACGAAGCAGTTGCAAGAAACTCTTCAGCATTTTTGCCTCGTAGGGAGGTTAAAGATTCTGATCCATCTTTGGTGGACAGGATGCAAAAATTGGCAGGTATAACAAAAATTTAGTATATCTATATAGGAGGAAAATTAAATGTCAATTATTAATAAATTAACCGAAGGTATTGTTAACCGCGATCTCCGACAAGAAGGCGATGCCCTGCTCCAAAAGTGGGAAAAAACAGGACTTCTTGAAGGACTTCAAAGTAACAGTTCTAGGACAACTATGTCTCGTTTGCTTGAAAACCAAGCAAAAGAGCTTTTACGTGAGGCCAGTTCTATGGCCGCTGGTGATGTCGAAGGTTTTGCAGCCGTCGCATTCCCAATTGTTCGCCGTGTTTTCGGTGGACTTATTGCTAACGATCTTGTTAGCGTTCAGCCCATGAGTTTACCCTCTGGTCTGATTTTCTTTATGGACTTTACTTATGAGTCTCGTCGCGCTGGTTCGCTAGTTGCAGGCGGCTCTATTTATGGAGGTGGAGTTGTTGGTAGCCAGTTAACTGGTGGTGTTACCGATCTTACTGAAAGAAGCGGTAGTTTTTATAACCTTTCCAACGCATATTCATCGCCTACTGGATCGCAAGTACTTGGGCACGGAAATGTCGCTGACACAGATTCTGCTAACATGTCTGATAATGAGCTTAACCTTTCAGGTTCTACTTCAAATCAGCCATTCGCTGCAGCCGGTACTGCAATCAGCAGCCTGTCTGAAGCTCAAAAGAAAGCGATTCAATGGGATCCAGATATTTTGGGTGATCCGACTACAACAAAAGAAGTTTTTCAATGCGTTGTAAAAGTATCTACTGATGTTATGAATAATAAGATTAACAAGGACTTGCTCGGGGTTATGTATATAGCCAACGCTGCAGCCTCCACCGTTGAAAACGCTCTTGGCTTAACCAACGGTGCGATGGTTCGCCGCTTAACTGAGTTGGGCCATCGAGATTCTAATGGTGCTCTTGTTGCTGGTTCTAAAAGTCAATTCATTAGTTTTTATTATTTGGCCGATAGTGCTGATACTATGGCCATCGCTGGCACCAGCGAAGCGCATTTAGTCTTCGCGCTT